AAAGAAAGCAACAAAGAAAACAGCTAAAAAGAAAGCAACTGGTCCAAAGAAGAAATCTTTATGGGATCATTTGAATGCTGTCAAGTTTGATCAGAAAAAAGATTATTTTGATACATTAAATGATCTTGACAGATCAACTTGGAACAGTTGGATGATTTTAAGAGCGTTATCTTATACTGAAGACTATTTGTTGATTGCTAATGAGTTGAATAAATTCTACAATTTGAAGCCTGAACAATTATATCGTATATTGATTGATGTTTTACCGAAACAGAAAACATTTGATAAATTTATCAATGGTAAAAACGAAGGAAAATATAATAAAACTGCTTTAAGTATTTTAAAATCTTACTTTGAAATTTCGAGTAGAGAAGCGTTGTATTACATGGATATGTTTTATAGTTGTGAAGTTGGATTGACTGATTTATCGGAACTTTTACGGAAACATGGAAAATCGGAAAAAGAAATTGAAGAAATGTTATGTGTGAATCAGTAAAGAAAAATAGATTTTTTAAAGCCGTCGATAAAATTGAAAGAAGAGATTTATCTAAACCAAGTGTATTTCTTGCTGGTAGCATCGATGGAGGTGAAGCTCATGATTGGCAAGAAAGAGTAACGACAAAACTAAAATTCTCTCATTGTAATATATTCAATCCTAGACGTGAGGAATGGGATGAATCTTGGGAACAATCTTTAAATTCGGCAAACTTTTATGAACAGGTTAATTGGGAGATTGATGCTTTGGAAGAAGCTGATGTGATTGCTTTGTATTTTGCTGATGGAAGTAAATCTCCAATTTCTTTATTGGAGTTTGGTATGTTTGTTAAGTCAAATAAACTTGTGGTATATTGTGATGATTTTTATCGAAAAGGAAACGTTGATGTGGTGTGTCAGCGGTTTGGTATACCTGTGTTTACTGATGAAGAGTCTTGGATTTCTTGTATAAAAAGAAAGTTGAAATTATGTGTAAAAAAGTAATTGGCATTTGTGGTGTAGCCAGAAGCGGAAAAGATTCATTTTGCAATCTTGCTTGTGAGATTCTTAAAAAAGAATATGGTTTAATTGGAACACGTTATGCTTTAGCGGATGCTTTAAAGGATGATATGCGGGATTTCTTGTTTGATAAAGTGGGAATTGATGTGTATACAACAGACGATGATGAAAAGAAAATCATACGCCCTCTATTAGTTGAATATGGTCGCTGTAAACGGATTCAAACTAAAGCTAGGTATTGGACATCCAAAGTAGAGAAACAAATCCGTGACGATGAATTTAGTGACATTGCATTTGTAACTGACGTAAGATATGCTGAATATGAATTAGATGAATTGCAATGGATTCGTAAAAGCATGGGTGGTAAACTTGTTCACGTTTCAAGATACGATTTAAATGAATTTAATGAGAAGGTATTTATTAAACCACCAAATATAGATGAAGAAAGAAACGATCCTATATTATGGCAACATGCTGATGTTAAATTTCAATGGAAAAATGTAACAAAAAATGATGAACCTGATTGGGGTTATATGAAATCTGAGATCAAAAATATCATTAAAACTTTAATTGATTGATTTATGGAAATAGATTATAAACGAATAAACTTCACTAAAGAAGAAGTTGAAGTCATGAACGAATGTGAACCTTGGAGAAATCTTGTTTTGGGTTCTCCTGAGTATAAAAAAAATAAAGCATTGGTTGATAGTGAAAATAAATTGAAAGAGTATGCTAATAACGATGATCCATATGAGGATATCGTCGTTAAAGTTTTGGAAGAAATGGTTTGTTCTGTAATTGGAATTTCATTAGGGATTGTTCTTGCTAAATCAGTAATGTATTTTATTTTCTAATGAAACCTCCTTGGGATACATATTATTTGTCACAATGTTTTTTGTTAGCACAACGTAGCTTAGATCCCAATACTAAGTGTGGTGCTATGATAGTATCTGAAGATGGCAGAGTGTTAAGTCAGGGTTATAATGGCCCATTAAAGGGAATTGACGATGACGTTGTTCCGCTTGAGCGGCCTACTAAGTATTATCACATGATACATGCTGAGGAAAACGCTATATTGTCGTATAATGGATCGTATCAAGATATTAAGGGTTCTACTATATACATAACAGGAAGTCCGTGTCACAAGTGTCTGAGGATGATTATACAAAAAGGTATCGGAACGATTGTATATCCGAGTGATTTTCCTATTACAAAATGTCAGGATGATGCTGATTTAAAAGCTGCTGAGTTTATGGTAGAGCAAAGCGGAATACGAATACGTCCTGTTGAAGTTATGAATTCTATATTCAAAATGTTTGACAAAACAAAATTTTATATGTCTGAAAAGTTGAATAATTGATCATATATACGATATGTATATGTGACATGAAAAACACAAATCAACTTGAGATGTGTCAGAAGGATATTTTAAATTTATTTGCTACTCAAAGCAGAGAGGAAACATTTGAATTTATCAAGAAGATCGCTAATGGGCGAGAATATCCGACTGAATTTGCTGGAGAATTAATTGGAAAACTGGAGGATTATATTGAGGAATGTCAAGAAGCGATCCGTGAAGCTGAATTGCTTGAATATACCGACGAATATGGAAACATATTAAATAAGGGTAAATATAAAGTTTCAAACCGACCAAAATATATCAGCAAACCGCCTAAAGCAACAAAATATATGGATGATCCATATTCTTTGATTGATTTACATTAAATTTGATTAAAACGTTTTTTAGGGACTATATATAATAAGAAAGGTTATATAGTTCTTATGAGTTTTTTTGATTTTAGCGAAGAAATAGATTATCCAATTTATTTTACGGAATGCACTACGCCGGTTCACAACGAGTTATTACGGAATACAATAAATGACTATCATAGTTATTGTTCTTTTGTAACTCCGCCCACAAGGCGTATAAACTGGCTTATATACGAAACAAAGACAACCAATCTAATCGGAGCAATTGGTTTGTCTTCTTGTGTCCTTGCTATAAAATGTAGAGATTCTTATATAGGTTGGAATAAAGACGCTCGTATGAAAAACAGCAACAAAGTAGCTAACAACTACAGATTTTGTTTGATACCAGGCGTAACAGATTTAAAAAATGTGGGTAGCATGGCATTAAAATTGTTGCGTGAGGAAGGAGCTAAACGCTGGAAGTCTAAATACGGTGATGATCTGATTGGAATTGAGACATACGTGGAACGTATTGACAACGAAGAGTTACATAGAAGTGGCGCTGTATATAAGGCATCAAACTGGACACATGTTGGGGATAGTATGGGAACAAGTATAAAGAAAGCACCATTAAAACTTTGGCGTGCAGAGGATAGTGCAAGAGGCAGGTTGGCTCGTAAAAATCCAGAAGCTGCCTGTGAAAAATATGGTTATGGAAAAAAAGGTTATGTTACAACACCATCCAAGCAAAAAATGGTATTTTTCAAACCTTTAATGCGAGATTGGAGAAAACATTTACTAAATCATTGATCGTGGCTAGGTCAAAGAAAACACGCAAAAAGATTTGCGGTAAATGTATAATTTGTAAAGAGTCTAACCAAAAAGTGTTAGATATACATAGAATTATTCCTGGTTGTGAAGGAGGAACATATATTGGTGAGAATTGCGTAACTTTATGTGCTAATTGTCATAGAAAAGTCCATCATACAGATGAAATAAAAATCGAAGGTTGGGTAATGTCAACAGCAGGAATGCTTTTACATTGTCATATAGACGGCGAAGAAAATTATTTAAAGTCTTGACATTTTATAAAAAATGTGTCATATATTAAATATGAACGATAATATTAGATTTTCTCAATGGGAGTTAGGTTAGAACCAACTCTAAAGAAAGGTTGATCGTCATTGATCAACCTTTTTTATTTTACGTTTCTCATCATATTGACGAGATAAACGCCACGTCTTTTAACTTGTCTATACCATTTACTATCCACCATTTCATCAGCTGCTGTTTGAAAATCCATATTTTGAATAGCTGTTCTGAAATTTTTAAATTTGGATAGTCGTGTTTTTCCTAAATTGAAAGACATATCCAAAAGCACCATTTTTGCCTGTGCTGGTAAACTATCGTAATTTGGAAATAAAGACCTCACATCTTTTTCAGCTTTATGTAAAGAATATTTGTATAAGTTGACGATTCCTTTTTTAGATAACTTAGATTGGCCACTTTTTAATTTGCCAACGTCAACGCCTTGTTTTTTTAAAACTCTAATGTTATCTTTATCGTCTAAATTAAATCCGACTCCAATTGTTGGATGTCCGACACTATCTTTATATACTTTGGTTTTTATACCTTCGTGATCAGCAATTTGTTTAAACAATTGTTCATAATCAACTGTTTCTGCTTTCGCTGGTAAGAATGATGCTGCTCCTAAAGCAGCTGTCGCCATAGCCTTTTTAAAGTTCATTTCTTGTAACGGTTCTTTGAAGATTTTATTTTTTACTATATTATCAGAATTTAATGCTTTGGAGAAGGCTTGTGCTGACATATCTCCTATCGGATTTCCCATCACGAATTTAATTTGCGGATGGTTGGATTTTATCCAATCTAGCATTCTTGGTATAACCTTTGTTCCTCTTATTGGATTTAAGTTTGCGTCTTTTTGTGCTGATACCGATGTTACAAAAGCATTCACGCCATCTTCGGTTGGTATCATATTATCGTCTATTATTACATAGTCAAACTTTCCTCCGTCTGGAAGATCTACCGTTTTAGACATTAACTCTAAATCTTCTTCTGTTGTCTCAATTAATTCTCGTAACCTCTTCATAAAATTAAAATCTTGATTTTTTCATTGTTGGTCTGATATCAACGTCTTTATATTGTTTTAGATATTCAACAACACTTTTTAATACATTGATAGTCATCTCAACATCCGCTAAAGCATTATGCCATCCTGTTGGTTCTATTCCAAATGCTTTGGCTATAATTCCCAAACTCATAGTCAGTCTTTCCGTTCCACGTTTATCTGTTTTGACAAATCTTTGACGGAACTCTTTAGCTGCAACATCTTCTGAATTTTTTAAATATTGTAGTAGCGGAGTTAATACATTCTTAGTTAGTGTAAGTGTATCTGCTACTTTTACATTTGCTGGAAATCTTAGGTTATACTTTCTTGCTCTTGACACAACAACTTTCATATCAAATCTAGCATTTTGTGCCATCAAAACAACATTGTCGAATTTTCCAACAAATTGAATAAACTTTTCAATTAGTTCTTTTTCTTCGATAAATTCTGCTGTAGGTTCGTCGTATCTAGTTAAATCCATTGCCATTTTAGGAGTAAAGAACTTATCTTTGTTGATCTTCATGTCTTTCCAATTGACAGGTTTCTTACTATAACGTTTCTTTTTTCGTTTAAGACTACCTTTTTCACGTTTAACATAATCTTTAAATTCAGCGGAATATGGCGAAGTGGTGACACGTTTTGAATCTGGTCTAAGATTTGCTTTGAAATTCATTTTATCTAATGTTTCAAAACTATCACCGTCTATTGCCATAGCTGCCAACTCTGTAAGTTGAATATAGTCAATGTTGGTATGTAAACCAAGAGTTTCCGTATCCAGTAAAATTATAGTTTTTCCTTTATATTTATCGGTAAACTGATTAAGCATGTCACCGACTTTGACGCTCACTAAATTTTGTTCGTCGATGTGAATTTTCTTTAGGTGAGTATAATACCGTGGGTCTTCGTATAAATGATCAAGTGCTATTTCTTTAGCGATCTCTTCGTCGGTAGTATGTTCTTTTTCTACTTCAATTCCCATTTCCAATTCAGATTGAATTAGTTCAACGTCGGAATTGTGTTTATCAGCGATTGACTGAACATCATGTTTATCAGCCAATCCGCCTGATACTTTATCTTCGGTTATTAAATGTTTTAACTTGATCATAATAATTTATTAATTTCATTGATCGTTTGTGAAGTTTCTTTGTGAATCACACCCAAACCACCGGCTTCCACGAATAATTCAATATTTTCACTTAGATCGTCAATCAATAAATATCCATCATCAGCAAAAATGTGTTTTTCTTTACCGATGTTTGTAATGTTAAACTTATAATCACCTAATTCATTATTAGCTAACCATTTTTGTTTTCCGTTTGATGCTGAATCGCCGCTTCCGGCTGTCAAAATCTCAATTGGAACATTCAGAGACTTTACAAATTCAACGAGTTCTTTTCCTCCTGGCTGCCATTCCATTGTAGACCAAAACTCTTCTCCTGCGAATACAATAAGCTTCCATGCTGGATTACACATCAATTTTGTTTTAAACTGGTTTTTTATAATTGGGTATATATTTTCACCGGAATTTAAGGCTTCCTGACGAATTTCATTTGCGGTTTTGTCGAAATCATCTTTTCCAATTCCTAAATTTTCCATTTTATTTTTGGAAATCAATCCCTTAGAATTCATAACTCTATCCCACAGAACATCATCCTTTGCGATGCTATGATATTGTTTATCAAAGTTACATAAACAACCATCCATATCCAAAAAAATCTTTTTAATTTTCATATTATCAATATACATTTAAATTTATAAAAAGTCAACAACAAAAATAAAAAACTTTTTTGGGTTTTTTTGACTTGACATTTATAGTTATATTTGATATACTAAATTATGGTTACTGAACAAAATGAAATTGTACCAAGTCGTTTTCGATTTGGATATTCTGAGAAATGTGGACGTCCTGCTATCATCTATAAAGAGACAGGGGAAGTTTACGAGTCATTTTCACTTAATTGTGATGAATTGTTGGTTGTTCAGCGACTTGCTGAGATTCGAGATGATGAGGAAATTAGGGCAAAGATAGTTGCTGGAACATCGTTAGATACTACGCAGAATAGTGGGTTATATACAAACGTTGAACAATCTGGACTAATTATCTAATATGAAAGCAATCGTCGCGGTATCGAAAAACAATGTAATAGGAATTAATGGTAAGCTACCTTGGGAATATCCCGACGATTTAAAATTTTTCAGAGAAAAGACCTTAGATCAGCACGTTGTCGTTGGTCATAAGACATTTCTGAATATGCCTACATTGAAACGTCGTCATGTAAATGTATTATCAAGAAATTATGATGTTGCTTTTGAAAAATATCTTGGAAATGATATCAGCATTAGAAAAAAAAGATTGCAACATTTAATTGATAACAAAACATATTTTGTTAAAGATTCTTCTTTTTTATATAAAACCACGTGGGTAATTGGTGGTGCTCAGATATATTCATTATTATCTGATCAAATATCAGACATTTACATATCACGTATTCCTGAGACTATATCTTATAAAAAGACAGACGATGTTGCTTTTTTTCCTGATATATTAAATGATTTTTATCATTCTAATGTGATAAAACGTGATGGGTTTCATGTTGATCATTATCAATGTTATAAATCACGATGAAATCTGATTTATTATACAATTATGTAGTTGATGTTGTTTCTGTTTATGACGGCGACACAATTACCGTTGATATACATGTTGGGTTTGGGATTGTATTGACTAATCAGAAAATAAGATTATATGGAATAAATACTCCTGAAGTTCGTGGGGAGGAACGTGAACGTGGATTATTTGTTCGTGATTGGTTACGTGATAAAATTTTGGGTAAAACTGTAATACTAAAGACTATTAAAGATAAAAAAGGGAAATATGGTCGTTGGTTGGGAATTATATACACTGATGATTGTTTAGATAGCATAAACAATATTTTGATTTCTGAAGGATTAGCAAAAAGTTATTAATTTTCTTGACTTTTTCAAAATTTGTAGTATACTTATTGATGTTGACGCTCAACGAGGTCAGCAATGCCGGTTGCCAAATGGGATCGGTATTATAGTATAAAATATATAAACAAAAGGAATAAAAATGACTATGCTTATTAAGCGTAATGCTAACGGTGGCGTGCCAACCGTATTTGATGAATTGCACGATATGATGAACAATGCTTTTAATGATGGAGCATTTGGGCCGGAATTCACAAAGAATTTTTTCGGCATTGATTTTAACAAACAATCTTATCCAAAAACCGATCTCATAGACGATGGTGATTGTGTTTTATTTGAAGTTGAGATTCATGGGTTGACTAAAGATGACGTTTCTGTTGATTTGGAGCCTTCCGACAATAGGAATGAAAGTTATCTGGTAATTTCTGGTGGAAAAAAAGAAACCGACAAAAACGACAAACGTAATTACATTCGTAAAGAGATCAAGCGTTCCGCATGGCGTCGCTCTTGGGTTTTATACGAAGATCAGTATGATGTTAGTAAGATTAAAGCTGATGTAAAAGATGGAATGTTGGTTGTCAGTGTTGCAAAGGTCAAAGACCAGAAAAAGAAATCTACAAAGATTCTGTAAAAATACTATTGGTTAAGTTTGGTTATATTTATAAAAAGGCGGAATTAAATTTCCGTCTTTTTTATTGACAAAATCAAAAAAACCACTATGGTAGATAACATGAATATCAAAATGAAACGTTATTTTCAAAGCGTCATCAACAAGAGAAATCTTGAGATTGATGCCTTGAAGAAAATGAACGAAGAACAAAACGATCAGTTGAAGGATTTGACTTGTCGTTTAAAACATTCTGAGGAAGTCAATGATGTGTTGGTTGATGAAAATAACGCAAGAATTGTGGCGGATGCTAAGACAACTCAAGAATTAGAAACTAAATTATTACAATTTAGAAAACAACAAAAGATTAATATGTGTTGTATTGGTCTTATTTTAACAATAACATCTTTGATTTTTATATTTGGGTAATTTCGTTAGATGGAATTGATTAAATCATGTTCGTGTAATATGTATTATAATGAATATTAAATTACAAAACTTAATCGAATCTACCTATGGGGATAGATTGCCTAATGATAGGTCGCCAACCAAAGAATATGATATTCAGCTTGATCAAGAGATTATGGCTGAACTACAATCGTCATTTACAAATTTCATGAAGCGTCATGGAAAAAAGATGATGTCGGAAGAAAGAATGGATTTTCTTCAAGAGAGCAAAAAACTTTCTGACTTTATGTGGCATTTTATTGAAAGAGAATGAAACGTTGGAGTAGAGAATATTATATAAAGAACTTCAAAGAAATGGCTACGTGGAAGAAAATCATGTTAGTTGTTATGGTTTTGCTTTGTTTGTTCGGTGTTGGTGGGTTAACATTTTGGAAACAGGATGATGCTTTGGATTGGTCTGAGAAACCGCCGGTGTATGGAGTTCAGAAAAAAATTGAATTTTGAGTTGACTTTTTATAATTTTGTGGTATAGTTTTAATTATGATTAATTTATTTAGAGATTTCGGTCAATAAGCTATCGGTGACAATTAAGTTGCTTATAGTCTTATTGATTATGAGAGACAAAAATTATAGACGGCATCAAGACCGTCGCATTAAAAATAAACACATTCAACGATTGAGAGATGAAAGTCGTTCGGATTGGGGAGATCAAACCGACATTGATTGGTTTAATTTGCTTGATCATTTAAATGAAACTGAATATTCGGTTTTCTTTTGTTACGGAAAACATCACGTTTCAAAAATAAAATCAAAAACCGACGATGCTTACTATGCTGATCGGTTGATTGAATATTTGGGAAAAAGTAAACAACATAACAAATGTCACAGTTGGTTTAAACGTTATAAAAGTAGAAAACGTCGTGCTAAAGAAATAGGTAGAATGAGACATGAGGATTATGAAAACATTCCTCAATTCAAAAGACATTGGGATTGGGATTGGGATTAAAGAAGCTTTAAGAAAACATAAAATAAAACAATATCGTGAAAGTAGAGATTGAATGTGGTAAATGTCCGATTTGTGGTCGTTATATGAACAAGAAGAATTCCAATCTTCATCATTTGACGCCGAAATTAAAAGGCGGTAAAACTACACAAGAAAATATGGTAAGATTGCATATTGTATGTCATTCAAAAATACATTCATTATGGTCAGAATCCCAACTAATGTATGATTATGATACAATAGAAAAAATAATGCTTGATGAACGAATGATAAAATTTGCAAAGTGGATATCAACAAAAAACCCAAATGACAATTTCACAAACAAAATGACCAAAACCCACAAAAGAAAAAAACGTAAATGAACTTTGAGTTTGAGTATAACAAAAACATGTTTTTATATGACATTGTTACCGGTGAGTTAATTTCAAAAGAATTTGGAATGGTTATAACTTATTGGGTTCAAAAGGAAATTAAACATAGTAATGAATTTAAAAATGCTTTGAGAAAACATAAAATAAAACAATATAAAATACAATGAATAAAATATTATTAACATTATTAACATTAGCAATGGTAGGTTGTGCTACACCAAACGTAATCACCGAAACTGATAAGTGGATCAAGGTGAAAACCGATGATCATGAGGTTTGGATTGATCAGAGGCGTTTGTCGTTAATACCTCCTGGTTACAGACATTATAGTGAAATTCAAACTCAAAATCCAAGGTAAAATATGCACTATGACGATGAAACCGTGTTAAAAGCTGGAACACTTGAAGTTGTTATATACAAACATAATGATTGTGATGGTGGTTATGAACTTGATTTGTGTTCAATTCAGGATTGTGCTTATATAAGACCATACGATCTTCAGCAATTTTTAGCTAGATGGGATCTATATTACGACGAACAACTTAGAGAAATTGAACCTGAAACGTTTTATTCGTTTCATTTCAAAATAAACAGTAGCGGCTATGGTATGCCTGAGTTTGTTTCATTTGAAAAAGTTGACGATTCTACTTTTTCACGATTACATTAAAAAATGATAAAAAGCGAAGAAATTTAAAAAATCTTCGCTTTTTTGTTGACTTTTTATAAAAAGTGTGACAATATTATAACCATGAATAAGAAAATCACAATAAAAAACCTTCCATTATTTGAAAAATTTATTGCCAAATTAAACCGAAAGGCTAAAAAGTTTGGCATAGATGAACTTACGTATTCCATCGAGAAACGTCTTGTTCCTGTTGGTGTTCACAAACAAGAAGTGTTGGAAGTTGTTTTGGATGGTTCACCATTTGAAATGAATGGTTGGAGTTATGTAGCGTCTGCTGAAGATACTCCTAATGGGAATATTATTCGTAAAAACTTTAAATCCAAAGATTTACGTGTTCCTGATCGTTATCATGAGGTTCATAACATTTGTGAACATTGTAATTGTAAACGTAAACGTAAACTTACATATGTATTACGTAACGATGTTGAAGATTCGTGGAAGATGGTGGGTTCTTCTTGCATGGAAGATTTCATCGACGGTTCTAAAAATGCTTTTAAATTCGTGGATTCATTGGATGAACAAATTGAAAACTACGTTAAAACCGAAAAATCTTCTGTAACTAAAGAAGGTTTGCCATATGGAATGGTATACGACAACTTAACCACGTTGACATTTACAGCTCTTGCTATTGAAAAATATGGATGGGTGTCTTCAGGAGAAGCTTA